TCATTTGATGCCTTTCACAGAGCCATATGCCGCCAAACCAACCAGGGCGACGACGATTGCTTTCCAGATCACGCCCCAGACGCCACGCCCGAGGTCTCCATAAAATCGCTCAATCCAGCGATTCTCCAGCTGGTCGACGATGGCCTTCACGTCGTCGTCCGTCAGATTGCGTTCTTGTTCTGGCATGGCGCCCTTTCTTGGCAAGGATAAAAGCCCGATCGCGCGGGATGGTTTAGTATTGGAACGGCAATTCCGGGTAGCCGGCGGTGATGTCGTACGCAACGACGTCAGCGACATCCGTCATGGCCGCCAGCGCATCGCGATGTTTGCCGTTGATGCCGGCGATCTGCGCCTCCAGCCCGGCCAGCACTACACCGTTGGCCTGCACCTTGTCCACCAACGCCGCGACCGTGATTTCGCGGAAGCCCGCTTCGGCGACAAGACACGGTGCGTCTGCAGGGTCTTCGCTCGCGGCAAACTTTTTCGCTTCGGCCAGCTTGATCGCCCACGAAGCCATTTCCGCCGCCGAGGTTCCCGCGACCACTGCGTCGCGGATCGATGCGGCAAGACGATCCGACTCAGCGCGGCGGGCGGCGATGACCGATTCAAGTGTCATGACGGGCGGCGCGCCAACGACGATCAGTTCCACGCCGGTCCGCGCCACGTTTGCCCGGTAGCTGGTCCAGTCTTCGCGCTGGGCGGAAGTCACTTCGATGTAGCACCCGGCGTGTTCCGGCTGGAGTTCTTGACTGTAACCGCCGGTGATTGCGCCGTCTGGCGAGTATGTGACATAGTCCATTACGCAACCTTCCACAGTTTGAGTTCCGAGTAAATTTCGGCCTTGCCCGCAAAGCTGCCAGGATAGCCAAGGCCTGTCGATGCCTGGCCATTTCCTATGTAGTGGCTCAGGCTGATATTTTTAGTTGCAGAGATCGTGAACCGGCCAGATACGACTGCCTCGACGTTGCCTGAGGACGCTCCGACTACAGGTCCCAGCAACACTTCGGTGCTGTCGGTGCTGTTGTACAGACTCAGGCGAGTTGGGCCGCCGGCGCTATTGCTTGATACCGCATAGCCCTCAAAATCATAGGTCCCCGCTGGCAACGAGACCAGGCTGCTCGAAAGCGAGGACCCCGGGATTGTATTGGCGCCCACAGTGGTGTTCAGGTTGCGCGTGTAGGCAGTCAGGCTGGTACTGGTGCCCCCATTCGTTCCACTCGAATATTGCTCCCGAACATGCAGAAACAGCAGCGCGCCGGTGGGCACCGCCGCATAATTCGACGTATCGAGTTTAGGATCCGTTGTCCCGGACCCAGTGGCGGAAGTGCGCCGGTAAATGCGAAGGTCCAGTGGACTCAAAACCGGTGAGTACTGCGCAATAGTTGCACCGCTTACCCAAACTGGGGCGCCTGCAGCGGTAGCAGCAGCAACGGCTGACGCCGCAGCCTGGCTCGCTGAGTTGAGCGCAGCAGCTGCCGCACCTACCGCTGCCACCGCGTTGTTATAGCAGTCGACCGCGTTGTTGTAGCAGTTCGTGGCAAGTGCTTGGAACTGGGTCACTACCAATGCCATCCAGGTCAAGAATGCGTCGACGTAGTCCTTGAACGTCGGCGTGCCGCGGATCGGCACCGGTGGTGCTGGATCGATGGTTGGTGGTTGAACTTGCGACATTAGATGAGACCCTCCGTTTCAAAACTGCAAAGACTGTTGTCGACGTAGGCGATCTCCGTCTCGAACGATTTCACGAATCCGAACTGGATCAGCGAGGTGAAGAGATTCCCGGCGCCGACGATGACCGTGGGCACGCTGTCGAGCTCCGCCATCACACGCTGGGTCTTGTCCAGGTTGGCGTTGTCGATCATGGTGGTGACGGTCATGCGCTTGCTGTTGGGGCCTTTGGCTACCGATGTTGCACCGGTGCTGGTGTTCGTATCCTTCTTCGAATAACTGATGAAGCCGACTCGCAGGCCAGACTGCGCGCCACCCAAGTCGAAGGACATACCTGATTTGAAGACACCCAGGCTTGCTGTGGTGGTGCTAGTCAGCGCGATGCTCAGCACGCCGCTGTAATACGGCGGAAGACCATCGGTGTAGAGATCACTGATTAGATCCTCGGGCTCGAAGAAGTATTGGTCGTAGTCGAGGATGGAGGAATCGTTAGAGAGGTCTGCGGACTTGCTAAAGACCATCTCCATGCGCGATGGGTCGATCATGGCGATGGTGCTGGCGCGGGCGGCGATGTTGAGCAGGCCCAGGCTGTCGACTGCGCCGGGGATCACCAGCATGAGCACCGCCTTCGGCATCATCACCGAGGTACCCACGACATCGTCGAACGCGGCCCAGCGGTTTGTCGCGCCGACCTTGCCCCATTTCGTGGTATCGGTCAGCGACTGGCCATTGTTGCTGCTGACCAGCGACTCGCGCACCATATGCGCGGCCAGGTCCAGCACGCGGTAGTCCTTCGCGTAGGTTGCCGTCGGCGAGTAGACCTCGTACGTGTCGCAGACGGCCTCCCACCAGGTGGGCGAGCTGGCCGGCGCGTGGCCGATATTCGGGTCCTGCAGCGAGCGGTAGACCCGGATCAGCCCCATAGCCACCGGCACGCTGGCCAGCACGCCGAAGGCGTAGGTGGTGCCGGGGACGTAGGCAGCCGGCGCGACCTCGACCGCATTGCAGTAGACCATGCCCTTGCCGGTGATGACGTCGGCCGCGCGCGTTGCCACGGCACCGGTCGTCCGGATTCGCGAGGTCGCCTTAGCCGAGCGCTCAAACTGCGGCAGGCCGATGCGCAGCGCGATGTCGACGACCGCGCCGGCCGACACTGCCGCCGACCAGTACGGCAGCGCCGATGCGGTGGTGACGCTGGCCAGCGTACGCGATGCCTGGATCAGCTGGCCGTTGAGGCCGCCCACCGTCGGCGCGGCCTGCGCATATACACCGGCGCTGACGGTGGCCGCCGACGCGTCGATCTCGTCGATGTTGAGCTGAATCGCCGACAGACCGCCGGTCGAGCCGCCGACCAGGCGCTGAAACATCGAGACGGTCCAAGCCTGGCCGACCAGCGCGGCAATCGGCGCGGCGCGTTCGAATGCCGCGGTGAGCAGGCCGGCCGCCGAGGCGGTACCGAACCAGCGCACGTCCACGTAGTCGATGCCGTGATCGACGCCGCTGCCGATGATCGAGGTGCTGATTCCGGCTACGGTTCCCAGCTGCCAGTTCGACGGCGCCGTTCCAGGGGTGCCGGCGGCGGCGCCGGCCGCCACGCTGTTCTGGATGTAGTTGGTCGCGGCGAATTCCAGCAGCGCCGCCGGCGCCGCGCCCAGGTTCGACACGTCATATTGAAACGCCGGAGTGTCCACCGGCGCGATGGTCAGCGAGCCGTCGGCGCCAAAGTACAGCTTGATGCTGGAGCGCGCGAACGCGCCGGTGTCAGCGATTTGCGCTGGGCGGATGATGTTGCTCATGATTCAGCTGCCTCCGTCTGCAGCACACCGTTAATCACTGCGCCCTTGAGAATTCTCGTTGTGCCACTGGTATTCAACGCGGTGGCCTCCGTGGCAGCATGCAACCTGTCCAATTTATCTCCCAACCGTTTTACTTCAGAGATCAGCGCGGCGTCGCCACCGGCGCGCCACGCCCTGGCCTGCGGCGCGGTAAGGATCGCCTCGTCCTTGTGGGTCTTGGCGATATACCCGTCGAATGGAACTTTTTCCAAGCCATTCAAGTGCGAGCCGTCGATGCGGTTTCCGGTCACGTAGGAGCGCCAGAAATTGACAATCCCCGCCACGGCAGCATCTTGAGCGGAGGCTTCGCCGCTGTTACGGGCGATGACGGCAGCGAAGTCGCGCTGATAGTCCAACTCGCTGCGCCCCAGTGCCTTCGACGCATCGAGGAATGCCTTCTCGGCTGCCTGTAGGTGACTGCTATCAGCGGTAGCGAACTGGCGCTTTGCCTCGGCATACCGCTGCTCAGGCGACAGCGTTGAGTTCTCGCCGACCAGCAGCGAATCATTCAGATCCCGGAAGGCCTTGGCAGCGTTCTGTGCGGCGGTGATGCTACTCACCAGGGCGTTACCCAAGCTCTGTGTTGCGACCGCCGCTGACTCCTGCGCCTGCTTAATTGCAGCGGCGGCAGCCTGCTCCGCCGCCGCCTTCGCCTTCAATCCGGCCAGCTGGTCATACAGCGCCACCGTACTGGCATTCATCCCCTTGATTTCCATCTCCCGCACCTGTGCCGCCGACATATTCGCCTTCAGCAAAGCATCGATCTGTTGCTGGTAGCCCGCGTTGATACTGGCAAGGGCATCGGCCGCGTCCTTGGCAGCTTGCAGGGCAGTCTTCTCATCGGTGAGGGCGTAGATACGCTTCTGCAGTTCGGCATCGGTGGCAGACATGGCGCCGAGCTCCGCCGCGCGCTGACGCGCCAGCGCTTCCGCATCGCTGTGGCTCAAATCGTAGATCTGGTCGTTGAGTCCGGCCGTCACCTTGGCAGCGTCCTGGGCCTTGGTGATGGCTGCTGCCGTTGCATCCGCAGCGATCGTGAAGCCACTCGCCAGCCCCATCAGGCCTGCATACATCTTCTGGCCCGATTCCGTAGTCAGGTCCAGGCCCAGAACCAATGCCTTGAACTCATCGCGCGTCTTCGGAATAGCCGTGACGCCCAGGTCGGCAAATGAGGTGTTCAGCGCTTTTACCACCTGAGCAACGCGCTCGGACTCGCTGAGGTAGTTTTGGGAGAAATAGTCAGCCTGGCTGGCGAATTTATCCAACCCACCGGACAGGGTGAGTAGGTTTTCACGCGCCTGCAGCGACCCGATGCCGACAGCCCCGAATTGCATGCCAATGGCACCGAGCACCGCATCGATGGCGGTGTAGTCCCCGGCGAGACGCTGCAGCGCGGTGGAGGAATTCTCCCCTTCCTTGGTAAGCGCGGCAATCGCCGGCACCAGTAGATTCGAAAGGTCGTTTCCGATTCCGGTGAAGAGGTCGTTGATCAGTTGCTGATCTTTGGTCGCATCGCCGGTGAGATCGAACTTGAAGGATTTCGTATAGCCATCGATGCGGCTAGTTTCTTCACCCATCGCCTTGCCGAACCCCTTGACGGCAGCCACCATCGCCTGGATGGTGCTGTCGAACGAAGCGTCCGTGGTGCTATCAATCGCCGCTGTGTTCGTGTAACGCTTGTCACTGCGGAAGAATCCACCCTTCTCCAGGATGTTGGCATACCCCGTGGCAGTAATCCCGCTGGTGTTGATAGTGCCCTGCAGACCCTGGCTTTCAATCACAGGGTTGGCACGGCCGAACAGCCTTGTATTAATGCTGGCGCCGGTCAAAATATTGGCCAGCGCCGAGCCGACGCCCAATTGCTGAAGCTGCTTATTCAGCAACAGCGGGACCGCGCCTACCACTTTGCCAGTGTTGCTGGTCGTTCCGTTGTTGGGATCGAATCCTTGGGCACGGAAGCCGGCGGCGGCCTGCATGCCCGCAATAATCCAGCCGATGATCGGAATGGCTGCGGCGGCGCTGGATCCGGCCGAATAGCCAGCCACGTTCTGGGCCAGGTATTCCTTGCCGACCGCACTCGTGCCGGCGCTGGAGAGTCCCATGCCGAAACCTTGCACCGCCGACGAACCAAACGTCGTGCCCAGCGATGCCATCTGCGTCCCGAGCGTGGTTGCAATACCGGACGAGAAGCCAGAATAGATGGTCTTTCCTGCGGAGAACAGGCTCGCAGCGGTGCTGAAGGCACCCAAAGCTGAACCGCTCGAAGAGCCACCGCCCAATGCGGCCGCCACGTCGCCGCCCGAAATGGCCCCGGCAAGGCCGGTAACCACCTGCAGCACGTATTTCTTGATGAAGGTCTGGTAGAGAGCATCCGCCAGTGCGGTCTTGAGTGTGTTCGAGATGGACTTTGCGAACGATGACCAGGTGCTCTGGCCGCTGGTCAACATGTCCCGGAATCCAGTTTGGAAGTTGTCATCCAAGTTGCTGATGACTTTTTTCCATTGGTCGATAACGGGCGCCAACTGGCGATTCGCATACCACGTGTCGAATTCCTGCTGCAGCTTCTTCTGCGCCTCGGTGCCCTCGCCGGCCAGTTCGATTCGCTCACGCCATACCTTGGCGTCGATCTCCAGAATGGCTGCCGCACGCTGCTTCTCATCCGCGATGGATTCCGCTGCGAAGCGTTCGTTCGTATCATGCAGTTGCTGGGCGTATCCCAGGGCCTTGGTCTGCGCGATGGTCGACCGGGTCACTTCGTCGAGCATCCCCTTCTCGGCACGCAGCTGGGCGATGTGCTCGTCCGTCAGCGGCTTGTTTGCCGCAATCGCATCGGTGATTTTCTTCCGCAACTCCAGCTCGGACTTCACCGAGACCATTGCCTGCTCGCGGGCGTCGGAGCTCTTTCCGTACAACTGGTACTCCACCTCCAGCGCAGCGTTCAGCGACTGGCGTTGAGCGGTGCTGGCTAGCACCTGCCTGAAGACGTCCTGATTGGCCTTCGTCTGCAGCACGTACAAATCGTTCGTCAGCTGAATCTGGCGGCTCGTGGCGCGCGCCTCCTCCTCGGCGATTTGTCCGCTCAATGCCTTTTGCGCCTGCTGACTATTTTGCTTTCCCTTGGTCAGCTCCAGCTCCTGTTGCAGCCGATCCTTCCGCTTTGCAAACTCGGCCAGCTCCAGCGCCGCGACCTGCTCGATGTAGGCCTGCTCGCTGACGATGCCGGCTGCCTTGTTGGCGTTCAGCAGGTCAAGCGACCGCTTCGAGACAATATCTTCCACTGCGCCGCGGCGCTTGATGGCCTCGATCTGGGAGTTGATGCCGTCGTTGTAGATGTCCGAGTATTTTTTCTGGATCTTGATCGCTTCATCATTGATCGCCTTATCAGAGGCGCCGGCCGCAAGACCGCGCGCTTGATTCGCTTTGAGCTCGCTTTTTAGTTGCTCTTGGCGATCGAGATTGGAGGTGACCTGTTTCGACCACTCAAGATCGGCTTCATCAAGTTTATTGCGGCCGGCATCGATCGCGGCGATGCGCAGCTTCGCATCAACCTGTGCTTGCAGTACCGCCACGCGGGCCTTATCGGCATCCAGATTTCCGCGCGCTTCCTCTCGTCCACTAAAGCGCTCTTGCTGCTGCGCGAAGAGGACCGATCCAACATCCTTATCGGCGACTACCGGTGCTGGCTTTGATGCCTTCAAGATCTTCGCTTGCAGTCGCGATATCTCCGCCTCCGGTGTTTCGACGCGACCTACATCAAGCATCGCATCCCATGCTCCTTTTGCCGCCCCCTTAACGCCTTGCCATGCCTTTTCTGCGATGCCTAGATTTGCGACCATCTTCGCCGAGCGGTCAGTAAGCGCGCTGGAATAAGCCTTCTGCGCTGCTTCGCCCGCCTCTTCTTCACGCCCTTGATCCTGCAGCGCCTTGATCTGCGCATATAGTGCCCCGGTCAGGAACCGGTATTGCTCATTCAGCCGCAGGCTGGTTTGCAATGGGGTCTTGCCTAGATCAGCGAACGCCTTGGCGGTCTCGTCAACGCCCTGAACTGCGGCCTTCTGAGCCTGAGTAGCAGCGGCACCGAACGCGCGTAGGTTTTCGACACTTACTCGGCCGGTACTTGCCAGTGCCGCCAATGCTGCCGCGGCAGCGCCCTGGGTGCCGCCGCTGGACTGGCGAATTGCACGCGCCATATCTGATAGTTGATCTGCCGTGGTGCCCGCAGCATTACCGGAGACGATCAGCGCGCGATTGAATTCCTGGGCTTCCTTTGACCCTTCGCTGTACGCATACACCAGTACACCTGCTGCACCAGCCGCGATCGTGAACGGGGTAACCAGGCTCACCACGTAGCCGCCAAGTGCGCGCGCAGCGGCGCCAGCGCTGCCGAACATATCGCGCAACTGTCCGCCCTGCTGCAGGAAGACCGTCAGCGGCGCCTGGCCACCCTGGATAGATGTGACGATGTCGGTGAGCTGCGCCGGCACACCGCGCAGGGCTGCGGCGGTCTGAGCGGCCGATACACCGACGCGCCCGAGCGCCGGCGCCGCCGACCCCAGCGCGTTGTTGGCAGCCACCTGCGCCGCTTCGACGGCACGCAACTGTGCGAGGTACGGCGCCAGCACCGCCGGATCCACCCCACGCTGCCGCGCTAGCACCTCGTAATAGCCGGCACCAGTGCGGCTGCCGGCCTCCATCGCGGCCGTCGTACGCTGGATAGACCCGATCAGATTTCGCTGCGCAGCCTCCACCTGGCGGGCGGAACGGTCGGCACCGGAGCCGATGTCGGAAACAGCGCGCTGCGCCTGGTCGCCCGAGCGCTCGACGCTGGAGGCCATTGTACTTGCCTGCTGGCCGATCTCGCTGAACCCGGCCCGCGTGCGGGTCGTATCGACCTCGGCTACAAGCTGGATGCGCCGTTCTTCCGTCATGGGTTCCTCAGTCTTTCTCTTCGTTCATCACGGCCAGCGCGGCGTATTCCATGGTCTGAATGTCAGCCTCCCAATCCTCGTATTGCTGATCGGTGAGGTGTAGACGGTCCAGTTTTCGGTACAAGGTGTTGTAGTCAAGGCCGATAAGGCCGGCGGCGCCGGCGCGCCACTGAGTCTGCAGCTGGCAGAACAGCTGGAAAGCTGGCCAGTTCTCCGGCCAGACTTCGATGCTGCGCGAGCTGTCCATCGCCGCGATCCCCGCCAGAAACGGGTTGGTCTCCGGCGGTTTGTCTTTCGGCTCGTAGAAGGCCGCCGCGGCGGCCCTTAGTTTCCCAGCCGACCCTCGGTCATCGCCTCGCGGTAGGACTGGATGATCGTAGAAGCGGCCAGCGGCAGCTCGTCGACCAGCTGCTCGATCGCTTCCCGGTCGAACGGCACATCGAGGTTCCAGCCCTGCACGCAGTCCATGATGTAATCCACCTGGCTGGAGGCGCGCTTCAGATTGGTCTCGGTCTCCGAAATGCCGAAGCTCATCGCGGCTTCGGCGCCGGCATCCTTCTCCGCAGCGATCTTTTCGCGGCTGGCCGCGATCTCGGCCTCCGCGGCGACTTTGATTGCGTCCAGCTTGCCGTCGACGAAGGCGGCGAAGTCCTTGCGGGAGCGGTAGATGTAGTCGACCTTGATGGTGCCTACCGTGCCGTCGAGCATGGGGAAGGACAGTTCTTTCGTGAAGCTTTTTGGCGGTTTGCCAAGTTGGATTTTTGCCATGATGTTCTTTCGCGGGATGGGTAAATGCCCGTGCCAGCCGCCGCGCCCGCGAAGGCGACAGCGACTGGTCGGTGCTCGGTGGTGGCTTGCGCCAGGGATTAGTACGAGATCGCGCGGCCCAGCAACGCCAGGGCGGCGTCGACGGTGTTGACCTGGTTGCTGTTCAGCTTCGGCATTTCGGACACGGCCATGTAGCCGTAGCCGTAGGTCACGGCGCCGCCGGAAATGACCTGCTTGAACGCAACCTTGGACAGACGACGGCTGATCTTCACCATCGTCTTGTAGTTTGCGTTCGATGCGTCGTGGCCCAGGCTGAGGGTCACGCTGGTGGCGTTGAAGCCGGTCGGGATCTTGATTGCGTTGCGCTTGGCCAGCGGCGCCACGTCGGTGAACTTCGGATCACCGCCGGAGCCGCCGATGGTCAGCACTTGTGGGATAGCGACCCAGGTACTGATCTTTTGCGACGTGCCCACGCCAGAGCCGGACGGGAAGAAGTTGGTGTCGCTCGTGTCCAGGCCATCGATGCTGTAGGTGTCAGCAGTCAGGACGGTGATCTTGAACACGGTGTCGCTCACGTCCTCCCAGCCGGAGCTGAGCAGCAGCTCGTCGCCTGTGGTGTAGCCGTGACCCACGCTCGTTGCGACGGCCGGATCGGCGTTGGTGATCGCAGTGATGGTCTTCGCTGCGGCGAAGGTCTGGGAAAACTGCTGGCTGGAGCCTTCGGGGAAGTAATAAGCCATGGCGGCCCTTTCTATTGGACGAAAAAAAACCGCTTCTCAGCGGCTGGTGACGCCCTGTTCGGGCAAGAAAAAGGCCCGCCTGAGCGAGCCTGTGTTCGTGAATCTGTTCTACCTGTCACACCAGATCGAGAAGTCCTGGCGGCTGCAATACCGCTCCATGTCAGCGTCGAAATCCGACGCCGGCGCCGCCAGCGGGCGCGCCTGGAACTCAACCGACTCGATCAGCGCCGCCTCGATCTGCTTGATCGCCGCCTTGGCCGCCGGCCGTGTGTCGGCCCAGACGTTGATTTGCAACTCGGCGTTTTCCTTCTGCGGCACCACATTTGCCAGCGGGCGGATCACGGCGCCGCCGATCTGCTGAAATGTGATGTACGGACGCTGGGTATCTACGGGCGCGAAATCGGTGAAGGTGCGAGGCGACACCGTCTTCAGGATCGCCACCAGTTTGGATTCGAGTGTCATCAACTGCCCCAAACAAAGTATTCCAGCAGCTTCTCCTCGGCGGCGGCGGTAGCCTCCGGAAACTTGCCGGCCGCTGGCCGTGCAAACGGCTGGGCCGCAATCTGTTTCGGCTCTGGTAGTGTCACGTAGTAGGCGTCTTTGGCCGCCTGGCTGGCGCCGCGCGCCGGCCTTCGTTTGCCGCGCATGCCAGATCGGATGGCCGTGTACCACTTGCCATCACTGCCGACGAATGAGACGTACCGCTGGATGTGGCCGAATTCGACCAGGCCGCCGTGAGGCGCCTTCCGATGGTTCCAGCTGACATGGTAGGTCGCGTGACCTGGGCCGCTGTGATCCTTCGAATAGACCTGGTAGATCGCACTTTCGAGGTTTCCCGTTACCCGGCGGATTCGCTGCACATTGCTCAACATCTCATCGGCCAACACCTGGGCAGCAGCCTGTGCTGCTGGACGCGCCGCCTCCTCTGCCAAGTCCCCCATCTCGCCGAGCATGGCATTCAAACTGGACAAGTTGACGCTCAACATGCTCATTTCACCACCTCGCACACCAGATCGATGAAGCGGCGATTTATCACCGGCATCACAGCCTGAACCGAATATGCGGTTGCACCGTCGACGATGCGCTGTCCGGCCACCAGGTCGGCGCAAGCGCGGGTGCGAATTGAAGCCTGCACCACCGAGGCTACGGCGCCGGCCTTGATGGCCTGGCTGCCGTTCAGGCCACGGATACTCACCCATGCCTTGCGCAGTTCGGTCCAATCCTCGGTTGGCTGGCCCTGGTCGTCGCTGCCAGCAGCCTTAAATTGGACAGAAACGCGGCGATCCAGCGTGTAAGAAACGGCACTCATGAGTGGCTCCTGCAGGCATCCAGCAAGCCGTCGATGAACGCGCTCTGCACGGTGTCACGCTCCGTACGTGTGGCTGGGTCGAACTGCTCCACCAGCTTCGCCAGGATGTAGAGCTGGACGTTCTCCGGAGTCTTATCCGGCGTGTCGCCATAGCCGCACTGCACCTCGATCACCACAGCCGCATCATCCTCGGCGGTTGCCGGCCAGCTGGCGCCGCGCGCAGGCGACAGCGTGCTAGCGAAGCGGCTGGCATTGAGCCGGTAGGCGCCTTCGCCCAGCACCTGCTCGGCGCCATCGGTGCCCAGGTATTTCACTGAGGTGACGGCCATCACCGGGTGGGGTAGACGGATCTCGTCCGCCACGGAGCTGGCGACGCGCTGGCCGACGCGCCAGCATGGAATGGATGGGAAGCCCGGCAACCGGACCTCCCACGTCTGCTCCATGAGGCACTGACCGATTTCGTGCTCCAGACTCGCAATGATGCCCCTCAGCCAGAGCGTGACCAGCGCGTCCATATCGCTGCCATCGATGCGCAGGTTGGCTTTCGCGACGGCCAGATCGACGGCGAGCACGGTTGGCGCCACGGTGCGAATTTTGGTCATGGCGCGCTCACAGGCCCATCGCTACTGCCAAGCATGGATCGATTTCTGAGATTTTTGCAACGGCAGAAGCGCGGAAGCGGCTGGCATGGAATGCGGGTGTGCGCTTCGTTGGTACGTCTGCTGTTGCGCTCAGCTCTTGGCCCACACTCCACGACGCCAAGTCCGCATAGCTGGTGCTGGAACCGACCGTCCATGGGGTGCCGGTCACCCCGGCCAAGGCGTAGTTGTTCAACACGAATTTTGCGGTCGAGGTATCTGCTGGGACGCCAGGGGTGCCAACCGCAGCGATCTTGCTTACGACATCGTTCGACCAGACGCTATTGGCAATGAACTTGGAGCCGCCATCAGGCGTGCCACTGACATCGTTGTAGCCGGAATAGAAGGCACGGTTAAGATTCCCCGTCGTCAGCAGAACCTTGGCAAGGCACACGACCGAGCCGTTCTGGTTCCCCTTCGAGTACACGCCGCCGGCGCTGCCATTGTTGACGCCCATGTTGACTGTCGGCTCGATGATGTACAGATCACCGTGGCACTCCTTCTGAATGGCGTTGATATAGGCCTCGGTGGCCTCGACCTCGTCGATCACGCTGCCATTTTGCCAGCCCACGATGTAGCCGTGACGAGTCGGATTTGATGCCAACCCCCGGGACTTGCATCGCTTGATAACAGTCTGGGAAATGGTGTAGTCCGATCCGGCGCCAGCACTGGAATCCGAGCCGACCAGCACGTCATAGCCACCCACGCCGCAAAGGTTCGCGATGTTCAAGTCGTGGATTTGGCCGCCGCGCTGGGTGATAGAACCGTTGCCCCGGATATTGACCGCCGCCGGACCCGCATTGGCCGCGCCATCCAGGATCGCTTCAGGTCCGTTTTTCCCCATCATCAGCACTTCATGATGCTCGATACCGACGAGGGTCACCAAGCCCGCGCGCGCTGTAGCGCCATTGGTCTGATGCAGCGCACCTATCTTGACTCGAACGGTTGCGTTCTGGGTCGTGGCTTGCGCATAAACTGCGCCGCCCAGGTTGGCTGGCATAGTCAGGTTGCCACTTACATTATCGACATGGAGGATCCCGCCGTTGCCCATGGACGCATGTGTGATGCCAGCCGTCGTCGGCGATCCGCTGAGGATGGGATTGCGGTATTCGTAAAATGCGACGTCAGAATTACCCTTGGCCAGGTCCGTGACGCCGTCCTTGAACGTGCAATCTTGATAAATGATGTGCGAGTTGTTGTTGCCAGTGTCAACGCAGCGCGTCGACAGGTTTTGCGCATCGAAAACCAAGTTCTGCAGGACGATTTGCTGCGCGGCAGGAATGGCGATATTGGCGACGCGGGCCTGCGCTCCATTGGCGCGAAGGATCGCGCCGGCTGGCTCCACACAGCTGATAACGCTGTTGCCGCGCGTGATTGCGAAAACGGTGGTGGCGTTGTAAATCTGCGGGCTGATCGCTTGCCCGTTCAGTACGATGTTGTCACCGTTGACCATGACGGACAACGCCTTGTCCAAAGTTGCGTACGGTGTAGCGATGTTCTGCGCTTGCGCGGTAGAGTAGGAGTCGCTGGCCGGACCACGGCCATTCACCTGAGCGGTAGAAACTTGATAGGTCGCCATGTCAGCTTACCGTTTCGCCAGTGTATGCCCCGCTCGCCGCGTCGTAAGCGTAGGTCGTGGTTTTGATGGTAGTACCGTTATTGAAGGCAACGGTTGCGGGGCGCCCTTGCGCGTCGTACGTGCGCGTCCAGGTCAGTGTCACGCCCCCGATGACCTTGGTCGTCAGCTGAGGCCGGCCGCTGGCATCGTTCGTAGTGCTCGACGTGCTGGTCACCGGCACGCCAGACAATGGGATGAAGCCCTCCGGCCCCGAAAGTCCAGCAACGATGCCGGGTGCGCTGGTTGAGATTTGGGCGGCATTAACCGCTGCATCTGTTACCGTCGCGTCGATGCGGCCGGCGGTACAGGTGATGAGGATCGTCTGGCTGCCGGAATATGGACCGATTTGCGGAGTGGCGCCTGGACCAACCGATGTAGGCGATCCAATGACGGAGCCCGTAGCGTCCAGGCGAGCTACAGAGCCCGCCGTCCCTGTGGAACCCGATACAAGCAAGGCCAGCCCCTCAAGCAGCAAGATGAGCCGGGCGCGGCCGCCATCCACGGAAAAGGCGCCGCTGCGCGATTGAATTGGACCCGGTGCAGGGACAAAAAGTACGCCCCCGGTTGTGTCGGCGAGCGCCTGTTTGCTGGCGATCAGTCCCGCCTCGGTGCCGGCGTCCAGGGACACGATCGCATTTACGGGGTAGCGCTCGTACGCGCACAGCAGGCGAATGGTCATGGTTATTCTTTCGCGATGGATTCGGCGTACTCGACGGCGGCTGGATCGGTGTCGACCATGCCCGCCATCGTTTCGGCCAGGCCGGCATCGATCAGCACCACGTCGTTGCACTTGCCCAGGTCGCTATCCACCAGCAGTCGCGCTTTGATTTCACCCTCCTGGGGTGCGGCGCCGCGGCTCGCCTTCTGTTGAATCTTCGTCATATTCTTCTCCGGATGATTGAGCGGCGGGCCGGCGCCCGCCGCGCGCGACAATTAGGTGGCCGAGTTCTGGTAGTACTTGACCGCACCGCCAACGTCGATCAGGTTGCCGCCGCCGCGCTGGAAAGCGAGGAAGCCAATCTGACCTTTGCGCGTATATGCCGAGTCCGTCATGCGGAACAAGGTCAGGTCCATCACATCGCGGATCACGTATTTACTCATCTGACCGAACAGAATGGACTTCGCATTGGCAGCCATTACCGGCATGTGCTGGTTGATGGTGATCTGACGCCCCATCAGACGATCAGGGGCGCCACCGGGGTTACCGGTCTCGTAGCCAGGAACGAAGATCGGACGATTCTGGGAGTCCTTGATTTTTCGAACAACCTTCATCGACGAGTCGTGCATCATGTAACCAACACCAGGCTGATCGCGATATGCTGGATCGACCGAATGCTCCAGATCGACGAGGTCGTCATAGCCGACCAGCACCGTGCTACCGGTGGCGCCGACCTTCCCCGACGCTGCGGCCGTCACGATACCCATCGGCTGACCGGTACCGGAGCCCACGGTGTGATGGCGATTGCGGATCCGGCCAAGGCGCAGCGCCAGCAGCTCCTGAATATAGGCCTCGATGTCGATGAACGAGTCCTGTACCAGTTCAAACGGCAAGGCGATGTCCTTGGACGAGTATTTGTACACGTCCATCGTGGCATTGCCGAAGATCGTGTCGCCGGTACTGGTTTGCGAGTTTTGACCGATGATTTCACCCTCTTCCGCAGTTGCATCGGTGGTCGGAAAGTTCATCTGCGTACCACTGGCAGTGCGAATGACCGAGGCCACGGCACGCATGCCGCCAAAAGCCTTGATAGCCGCCTCAAGCTTTTTTTGATACTCGGGCGAGGTCGTGTAGCCACCTTCCGATTGCGTCGTCGTGGACATGGCCGCGCGGATGTCCGGGGTTTGTCGAGCCAGCATGCGACTGCGATCGGCGTCGGTCATGTTCAGCACGCCGCCGGCCAGGAAGGCGCGCAGCGCGGTCGATTCTTCACCATGCTTGGCCGGATCGCGGGTGGCGGCGTTCAACGCCGCTTGGTGCTGCGCGTCCGGGGTATCCAGGGCCAGCTGCGCCATGCGTGCTTCGCGGGCGATATCGCTGTCGATGGCTTCGACCTGCGCCAGGATCGCATCCAGTTTCTCGGCCTCGGCCGCCGGCATGCGCTGGTCCGCAGGGTATTTATTGCTCAGTTCGTTGGCTTGTTTGGCGGCGGTGTTGCGCTGTTCGCGCAGCTGGGCGAGCTTGCTCATGTTTTATGCCTTTCGGTAGAAATCCGCTCTCGCGGCTGGGTTTGGACGAAAAAAAACCGCCCGGAGGCGGCTGCTTAGTGGCGCGAGAGCGTCAGCTAATTTGTAAGCGCGTCAGCATTGACAGGCGTTGCTGCTGGCGCGCGCGATGGTCTTCGGATGCGCTTGGCGCTGGCGATGGGGTGGCTGGAGCTGGAGCTGGGGCTGGAGCTGGCTCTTCCGCAGTTGCCGGCGCATTCTTGTAGGCGCTCAAATTCCACTTCTGATGGGCGCGCGCGGTGGCGACAGTTGTCGGCGCAGCAATGACACTGTCGGCGAACCCGAACTTCACCGCATCCTCGGCGGTGAACCAGGTCTCAGCAGCGCACCAGGCGCTCACCTGCTCCAGCGTATTGCCGGTTCGGCGCACATACTCGTCGTACATCGTCTGGTCGCATTTGCGCAGCAGCTCGACCGCCGCCATCATGTCGTCGTCGTTGCCCATGGCGAAGGTCCACGTCTTGTGGATCATGTATTTGGAGGCGGCTGTCATCACCACCTCGTCGCATGCGCAGGCGATCGCGGTCGCGGCGCTGGCCGCGTAGCCTTCGATCTGCATCGTGACCTTGGCTGGGTGCTCGCGGAGCGCCTGGCACATGGCCTCCGCTGCGAATACGTCGCCGCCAGGGCAGTTGGTGTAGATCGTGATCTCATTGGCATCCAACGCCCGCACCGCCGGGACGAAATCCTGCGGGCAGACGCCTCCCCACCACTCGGCCGTGGCCCGGTCTCCGACGATCGGGTCGTACAGGTAGATTGTGGCGGTCTTGTCCTTGGCTACGATGCGGGACTCGATCGGCGCGAACGGCCGACGATTTTCATTGAGCAGCTGAAGTAGGTTCTTGGGCACTCGTGCCTCCATTCATTTTAAGTTTCGCATTCGGAGGCATATTCTCTAGCCGACGGACTTCATCCGCATCCATGAAAGGCATCTCGCCAGCGCGACCCATTGCCGTGCGGTATGCGTCGTATCGAGCCTTGAGGTCGCCCCGCTCAAGCGCGGCGGTGATGTACTCCACAAAGAAGCGCTGACGTACCGGCCAGAGCTTGCTATTCAGTTCCTGTTGAATAGGCGTCAGGTGCCGCTGCAACGTGTACCGGACAAAGCCCATACCCTGCTGCGCAACCCCGGTGCCCCAATTCGAGACGGCGCCGCCGTGACCAACCATCGTCGGTGGCACGCCGAAGATTCGGCAGATTTCCTCCACCGTGAACAGGCGGGTGGCCAGGATCTCCGCATCCTTCGAATTCACACTGATCTGCGCGGGCTCCAGGCCACCAGAGAGGATCAACGGGCCACGTCCGCCGTTCTGCGCCCGCGCGATAAGAGACGCCTTAAGTTGTTCCAGCTGCGGCTTGTCGAGCTTCGACGTGGTCTTCAGCGCGTAATCGAAGTTTCCGCCCCCAGCAAGGAAGCGGCCGGTGTATTCCTGTGCCGCCAACGCGGTGCCGATCGCCTCAAGCGCTGCGTATGTCAACGGGCTTGGGCTGGTCAGGCCATCGAAGCCCAAGCTCGGCAGGTGAATGATGTCAGCTCGGTCGAGTACATACGACGGCTTGTCGCCGGGGCTGACTCGATAGCGCACCACATCGCCGTCCTTGAACGGGAATACGGTGTGGCGCAACAGCGGCTTCCAGCCGATAACGCGATTGCTGTAAAAGCTCGGGCGGATCCATTCGCCGAAACCGTCGCCGTGCGACAGTTTTGACAAGATGATGGCCTCCCACGCGGCGGCCGACGTCCAACCGTCGCTGGCCAGCTCGTTGAGCATCCACCAATACTCATGGTCAGCCGAGTCCCGATCATTGCCCTTTCGCTCAAAAATTCCCATAGGCAATGTAGCGATCGCCCCAGCAATGAGGGACATGCAGCCGTACGCGGCCGACACGCGCATTCCTGTGTCTGCCGTGACTGCTGCACCAGACGACGAGCGATGCGCGGCGCCAAGCAGATTTGCCAGCTCGTCCATGCTCATACCTCCACTGGAATTCTCGCCCAGCGCAACTACGCCGGCGCGGTTCGCAGCCCCTTCACGACCGGCTATCCAGGAGCCGAGCACGCGCGAAGTGTGCGGCGTCGCCTCCAAGTTCAAAAGTTGTCCGGTCATCAAAGATCCAATATGTGAATTTCTGGCATTACCATCCCGACGGGGTTCAGCGACATCAGCGACACAGCATTGAAGGTAGCCATCAGCGGGTCGATCTTTGCGGTCCCGGAGGCCTGCTTGGTGATCAGCATCGCGTTGCCTTTCGGCTCGATCTTGGCATTACCGACGCACCAGGCCATCAACGGAGTGCCCGCGTGCTCCAGCTCGCCGCCGGCGACCTTGCGCTCCGTGGTCTTGATTGCGCCGCCGAGTCGCCAGCCCTGCGACACGCCGACGATTTGTTCAGTTGTGAATCCCCGCTCTGTCGAGGTCAATTCGTCGACGATGTCGCCAATGCCGGCGGCATCAACGCCAATCGGGTGCTCCTCGGGCAACAGGCCGGAATCGCGAATTTGGCACACAATATCGGCTACCTCGACCACATCCTGGCCAGGCTGCTCGACGATGGTCAGGTCGCCATCTTTCTGGAATCCCAGCAGCATCGAGGCGATCTCGGTGCGGCGCGTGAGCACGATCTTATGCGCCCAGGCATGCGTCCACAGCAACCAGCGCCGCGTGCCGCGCTCCCGGCCCATTACTGCCAGGCCCAGTAAGTCGTCCAGGCCACCGCCGTCGATACCGACCACCGCGACTTCGCAGCGCTGAAGCAGCGACTCCAGCGTAAGCTTCCGGCTCTGGGCTTCCCAGAAATCGGCGCCGGCCCAACGATCCGACCGGAGGTTCAGGCCGATCTCGATGTTGAAGTGCTTGGCCAGGAAGCCGCGCAGCGACTCCTCGCCGGCCAGACGGGCCTTTGCCAGCTCGCGAATCAGGAACTCGACGTCGACCGAGTAGCCTAGGTTCGGGTTGACCACACCGAAATTGCGCTGTTCGAGGTAGGCCTTGCTCTGCACCATCGCCTTGGGGTACTCGTAGATCACCGGCAGGAAATTCTTGTCGGCCACCTTGCCGTCGCGGACGTCGCGGGCATACTGCAGGTCCTGCTTGAAAATACCGGCCGGCGGCTCGTCCGACTGCGTGCTCAGCTTGATGACGATGCCCTCCGGGCGCGACGCCAGGCCGCCGATGGCCTCGCGAAACATGTTCTCCGCGTTGGCCCGCTTGCCGAAAATCCATTCCTCGTCGATCAGCACCCACGAGGCCTTCTTGCCTCCCACGGTGTCGTTGTCGGCCGCCACCACCTTCAGCGTGGCGCCGGTGGTGCGGTGCGTGATCGTGCGGATGTGCTCCTGCACCTGCAGCAGCTCTTGCAGGTCCTCGTCGGCCCGGATCATGCCGCGCGCCGGCGCAAAGGCGTTGTTCGCGATCTCGATGGTCGGCGCCAGGATGATCAGCTCCGCCAGTTCGCGCCAGTTCAGGATCAGCGCCGTGACCATGATGCCGGCGGCGATGGTGGACTTGCTGTTCTTCTTCGGGATCAGGAGGAAGGCCTCCTTGATCAGCCGGCGGCCATTCTCCGCGTCGTACGAGCCGAAGATCGCGGCCACGAAGTCGAACACCCAGGTCTCGCAGGCCTCGCCGAAGGTTGGGCTGCCCGGCGCGTCGACGATGCGCAGCTGCTTGAAGATGTTCAGCGCGCGCTCAGCCTCCGCCGGGTAAATCGGCGCCGGAATGATCGACGCGCGCGCCAGCAACCTGTCCTCCCAATCCGGACAGGCCGTCGACCATTCCATTTACTTCTTCCCGTTGTTGACGACGAGCTTGGGCGGCGCGCTCACCGCGAATTTGTTCGCCGCCTTCTTCGCCGCGGCGGCCGCCTCTTCCTTCTTGCCGACTTCGCCGACCTTCTTGTGCACGAATGGCATCAGCGCCTTGGCCGCGTCCACGCGAAGCGCGCCCGGCGCAGCCGGATCGTTCATGGCCGCCAGCAGAAACTGCTTGGGGTCCGAGAACATGATCGCGGTATTGACGTCGAACTTTGGGACCGGTTTCGCCGGCGGAGGGGGCGGCAGCGGCCCGGCATCCGGCTTCTGGTACTTCGCGATGAATTCAGCGATCTGCGGAATCTTGGCCAGCCTGGTGCCTGCCGGCCCGGCTGTCTTCGCGCTGTACCCGGCCGCGATTGCCGCGTCCTTTTTGGACTTCCCGGCAAGGCGAGCGACCGCGAACGCCCGGTGTTTGCCAGTTAACTCCATTAACACGACCTCCTATCGAGGGAAATAATCTGTACGTGAGAGACCATGCGGTCTAGACGGAGGGGGCGGCCAGACTTCCGACCGCCCCCTCCCTTCTCAGGGCTATCAGTCCTCGTGATCGCCGCGACCCACCTCGTAGCCCTGCTGGAACGCCTGACGAGGGTCATTGACCAACGCCCTTGGGCACCGACACCAGTACCAGCCGCGACGCGCGCCTGCGGCAACGATGTTGAGTGGCACCGGCATGCAGACCGCGTCGCCGCTCTGCCAGCGGACCCAAGCTACGCCGTAGCCTGGCGGGATCAAGTTGGCGGCAGCCACGCTGCGCACCAGCAGCGCCGACGGCGTGTCGATGCGGTGCTGCCTCTCGCAGCGTGGGCACTTCTCCCACGCCACGGTTGTATTTGGCGCGACCAATCGGAACTCACGCGCTACTGCGCGACGGTGGCCAACCAGCTGGCAAAGGAGTGTCCGGATCATGATGTCGCCTGTTCGTCTACTACGGTTGAATCAGCGCTTCCTCGCGCTGCTTATCGCGGCTGTGGTGCGTCGCGCACAGCGACTGCCACCTGGTCGAGTCCCAGAACAGCTTCATGTCACCACGGTGCGGTTCGATGTGGTCGACCACGCTTGCGTACGGCAGGCCGATACCGGCCTTGGTGCATTGCAGGCCGATCGCGACGGCCTCTTGGTCGTAGCTGATGCCGGCCTCGCGCAAGCAGTAGGCGCAGAATGGGTGCAGCACCAGATAACCAGCGCGAGCCTGTTGCCATTTGTACCCATAGCCGCGTGCGGTGCTGCTTGTCTTGTCGGTACGCCAGCTGCCCGGCTGAATCGTCGCCAACCTGGCCGGCGCTGAGCTGATCCGGCTTTTCAATGTCTGTAGGCGGGCCATCAACGCGCCACTTCAGGAACCTGTGCGGCTGTAGCGCTGGCGGTCATACCCGTGGCGCCATAACCCTTGGCGTGCAGGATCTGGAGCGCGCGTTCAGCATCGGCCAGCCGCTCGACCAGCTGATCGATGCGCACGCGATCGCCACTTCGCACAGCCCTGATGATCAGGTCGCGTCGGTGGATGGTCTGCATGGTGTTCAGTCGGTTGGCTGCGGTGGCCTACGGTTCTCGGGGATCAGGTTCCAGCCCAACTGCTCGCGAATTTCTTCTGATGTGGGCGGCGGTTCGTGCGAATGGGTGCGCTGATCCAACCACTCTCGCACCTTGGCCTTGCTGGGCTGCGTTACCTGCGTCATGGCTGCCTCGCGGTAAAAAGCAAAAAAGCCCGCGACCGATTGGTGGCGAGCTTTTTTCTGGACGAGCGAATCCCCGTGTGCGTGCACTATATCAGAAAAGATTGCGCGTGCACTCATTTTTTTTCAGCTTCACCACCAACTCGGCGCGAGCGGCGGCGGCGGTAACGACCAGGTCGGCATTCGGGAAGCGCCACGCGGTGGCGATCCTGCAGCTGGCGTAGATGGCCCACACGTGGATGCGGTCCAGGCTATCGATCATCGCATCGGTCGCGGCGGCGACCTGCATATCGTGGCTGTGCTGGGCCTCGTGCAGGTCTTGGCCGTGGCCGTCCGTCTCGCCGACCAGGCCGCCCATGATGCGGGCGCCGAGGTTGCGCTGGCCGGTGCTCGCCATCCAGTCCTTCCAGACGGCCAGGCAGTAGTCCAGCGGATCGGGACGCACCCACGAATCGACCTGCACATCTTGTTTTCTTACTCTTGCCAGCATGGTGTTCCCCTCGTTTGGACTGTCTTGCGGTTGTTGCGCCCGGCTTTTTGGCGGCGTCGGGCTGGGTTGTTTCTGATGATCCTCAATAATCTGCACATTCAGGTTCCATAAGGCGCGCTTTCAAGGTCTTCGCCATTTTTCCGCCATGTTAAACCCGCTTTTTCGGCGATTTTGGCCTGTGCGGTGGCGATCAGCTCGGTGTTCTTTTCGAGATAGGCCATGGTCGTGCGCACGTCCTTGTGGCGCAGGTAGGCCTGGATGCTCTGGATCGGCGCGCCGTTCTCGCTCATCACGGTGGCGATGGTGCCGCGCAGGCGGTGCGGGGTGATGCCCTTGGTCGAGCAGGTGGCATTGGCCGCCCGGATCGCGCCGCGCGCCAGGCCGGCGCCGTAGGGGCTGCCGTCGAGCCGGCGAACGATCAGGCCTTCCGCCTGGCGCAGCGGCTGCAGGTAGTCGATCAGCCAGGGCATCATCTTGAGCGCGTCGGCTTCTTTGCCCTTCGTCTTGCCGGGCGTGTAGGTGCCGCGCTCCCAGTCGATCCATTCCCAGCGCGCGGTGATCGCCTCCGACTCGCGCAGGCCCAGCCACAGCATCAACCGCACCGCCACGCCGATGTTGGGCGCGCGGGTAGAGGCGCGGTCGACCGCGGCGAACCAGGCCATCGCGGCCGACAGCGGCAGGATGGCGCGCACGCGCTTTTGCACCGGCAGCATCGTCACCGCCCAGGGTAGGCGCGGCAGGATCTCGCGCCGCACTGCCCAGCGCACCAGCAGCTTGAGCACGCGCAGCCAGTGGTTAGCCGAGGCGTGGCTGTGCGTGGCCAGGTGCTTGCTGCGCGCGCGCTCGACGGTGTCGGTGTCCAGCTGGGTGACCAGCAGCGCGTCCATGCCGTAGGTGTGCAGGCGGCCGAACGTCTCCACACTACGGATGTGGTGCGCGCTGGAGTGCTGGCCGCGCACCAGGATCCAGTCGGCCAGCAGCTGCTGCAGCGTCGGCACCGGGTCGCCGCCGTTGGCGCGCGCGACGGCGTCGGCGTAGGCTCGCGCCGCAACCTGGCCGGCGGCCGTGCGGTCGCGCAGGCGGGTGCTGCGCTGCACACGCGGGAACGGCTTCACCTGGAACCGGTAGTGCCAGACGGCGCCGACCTTGAAGACCTCAGCGCTCACCCGCGCTCCAGGGCGGCCTTGGCCAGCTTCAGCGAATGCAATTCGACGGTCTTGTCACCGGCGGCCTCGCGGGCGATGATCTTGCGCGCCCACTCCAAACGCTTGTCCGGATCCGGCTCCCGCTTCAAAATGCCCGACGCCTGCAGATTGCCGAGGCGTTCCTTGGCCACGGATACCGCCAGGAGCGTCCTGCCGGGCGCTGGCAAGGCGATCGCAGGATTGGGAATAGCAGCCCAGCTGCCAAGCGCTAGCGCGTCTCCTAGGGCCCTTTCCCAGCGCGGACGAATTGTCGCGTATTGCTGTTCGGTCACGGCCGGGCCCAGCTGCATCGCGGCCCAGAATACGGCGCGGTGCGACCACTCGCCCATGCGGCCCGCCGCGCGCGCCAGCATGCCGGCCTGGGCCTCGTAGAACGCCACCATCGGGTCCATGGGCGGGCGGCAGAGTTTTTTGAACTGTGGCAGCGTCGGTGGCCAGTCCAGGTCCTCCATCGCCGCGACGCCGCGATCGAGCTCGGCGCCAGTGAAGCCGGCCAGCGAGGCCGACCAGTAGGCGATGAGCCCATCGGAGTCGGCGGCGCCCCACTGGTCGGTGAATTTCTTGCCGTAGTCGAAGAGCATTTTCTCGAACAGCTTCTCGACCCAGCTTTCAGGCAGAGGCCGATGCTGGAGGGGCGTTGAGGTCGATGATGTTGTCGTCAGGTCTTGCATTTGCGGTTCTCCGGGTCAGGCGGTCGGCGATGGTGCGGCTTTGGGCGGCGGCGTTTTGGAAGCCAGGGGAGGCTCGGGATGGCGGTGGCCTGGCGCCGGCCACGCGCAGTGCCGCGGCGTCGGCCGCCCAGCGCTCCAGAATCGCGAACACGTAGCCGGAGCCGATTCGCTCGTTCGGCTTGGCGCGCTTCGCCTCCTCGCAGGCAGCTGTAGCGGTCTCCGGCTCGACGCCTTGGGCGGCCAATGCGATCAAACGCGGGTCGGCAGGTTGCGTCGCAACGCCGGCTTTGCGCATCGCGACGCTGAGGTCGACGGCATTGGTCGAGCGCGCGGCGCTGTGCTGCTCTTTCTGTTCTGCTTCTGTTCTGTTCTGTTCTGTATCTGCTCTGTTCTGCACCGATACAGTAACGTTACATGCCTGTTTCACGGTTGCTTTTTTATTGGCTCGATGCCTCGCAACCCGCGCCGCGCTTGAGTCCGAGGCATATTGGCGGGTATCCCAGCGCACGATATTCCAGGCCTCGTCGATGAACCTTTTCCGCAGAAACAGTGCCTTGGTTTCCGCCAAGGCGGCATCATCGATACGCAACGCGAAAGCAATCTCATCATCCTGTAACGTTTCAAGGCTGTTACTGCAACGGAGGCAGAAAAGCATCACAAGGCGGCGCTGCATTGCCTCGCTCATACTTTGCACTTTGGCATCTGATGCGAACTCCCCATACATGCGGAACCAGTCCATCACGCAGCCCTCGCAATCTCGAGCTCGTGCCGGAAGTTCGCCTGGATCAGCGCGCGGGCCATCGGCGGGCAGACGCTGTTCCCGCACATGCGCACTTGGGCGGATTTCGTCAGCGGCACGCGCGGCAGCGCCAGAGGGTTGCCCTCAGCCTGGTGGCCATCCTTGAATAACAGCTCAGGATCAGGGATTTCGCGGATGACGTATTCAGCCGGAAAGCCCTGGGCGCGGTAAAGTTCGGCCGGCTCCAACATGCGCAGGCCGATATCGACTATCTGGTAGTCCACGCCCTGGATGGTCACGAGACCGAATCGATCCTTCGTGGTGACGGTGTGCAGCGGCTCTTCGAGGCGAGGATCCTGATCGGAGCCGTAGTACTTGACCAGGAAGGCGCGCACCTCTGCGTGGTGTTGCCCGCCAGCGCTTACCGTGTGCAGGGGCTCGTCCATGCTGGCCGTGCTGCTCGTGCCGCGCAGCTTGACAAGGCTGCTTGCAACCAAGGCTGATTTCCCTGCCCCACCGGCAGTCGTAGTGGCAAGCGGCGCGTCGACAGCGTGCCCGATGCTTTGCCCCATGTCCCGCTGGATGTGCGCAGTCACGATGCCCAGCGCATGCGGAGCGCCCGCTGGGTTCTCCTTAGGCCCAGCCGTGATAGTCGGCATGGGCAGGTTCATGTCGCTGCCGGTGGCGCCGGTGCGGAATTTGGTTATGTGAGCCGTGACCAGCGCCGTGTCGCCCTTTGCAGTGATCGTTGCGGCCGGCTCATCGGCGCCGCGCGGACGGCTCTCGCCGGCGCGGCCACCGACGCCCACCAGGGTCGCGGAGACGGCGCTGAAGTGGCCACCCTTGACCTGGGCGCAGATCGTGCGCAGCGGCTCGTCCGCCGGCATCACGCGCTGATTACTGCCGTTGGCATGCTCGTTCAGGAATGCGGTCACCAGCGCCGCCTTGCTGGCACCGGCCACCACTGTGCCCAGCGGCTTCTCGATGTCGAGTGCACGCGGCGCCTGGCCATCACGCTCGCCATAGCCGGACTGCACCAGCGTGGCAACGGCCAGCGCCTTCTCGCCGCGCTGCGCGCTGGTGATGGTGCGGAACGGCTCGTTCACGGATTCGCTGCGGTCACCACCCTGGTGGGTGACCGGGACGATGCTCGGAACGACAACGGCGCGATGGTTCTCGGTCGTCAGGGTGCCGAACGGCTGCGCCGATGAAACCGGCTTGCCGGAATAGATCGGGCCGCCCTGCCCCACGATGAACGGCGCGGCCGAGTCCACTACATAGCGCATGATGCCCTTGGCGATCCGGCGCATCGTGGCCTCGGCCAGTGGCCGCTTGCGCTCGAAGATGCTCGGGCACGGGATGGACCAGTCGATGCACTCAGCGGCCGTACGCCACGGCGCCAGGTTCCCGGCCAGCACGCCGGCCGACGTTGGCGCGCCGTTCGTCGGCGCCGGCCAGCGGATCGGCAGGCCATCGCGGCGCGCGACCAGGAAGAAGCGCTTTCTGATCGTTGGGGTGTCGTAGTCGCTGGCTCGCAGCTCCTTGTGATCGACCGTGTAGCCATGGCCGCGCAGCTGGCGGAGGAAGCTCTCGAACGTCTTGCCCTTCTTGGCCGGATCCGGGCGGAAGTTGCCCTCGTCGTCCACCAGCAGCGGCCCCCAAGTCTTGAACTCCTCCACGTTCTCCAGCATGATCACTCGCGGCTTGCACTTCGCCGCCCAGCGCAGCGTCACCCAGGCCAGACCGCGAATGTTCTTCGCCACCGGCGTGCCGCCCTTGGCCTTGCTGAAATGCTTGCAGTCCGGCGACAGCCAGACCAGACCAACAGGTTGGTTGTTCGTCACCTTGATCGGATCGACGTCCCAGACGCTCTCGCACAGGTGCTTCGTGTGCGGGTGGTTCATGGCGTGCAGCGCCAGCGCTTCCGGGTCGTGGTTGATCGCGATGTCCACCGGACGCCCGAAAGCCTCTTCCAGCCCGGTGCTGGTCCCGCCGCCGCCGGCGAAGTTGTCGATGATCAGCTCGTGGCCCAGGTCGAGAGGGAGGGTTGCGAAGTCACGCTTCATTGGCTACTCCTTTGAACTGGTTGATGCCGGTGAACTCGTGCCATGTCATCACCGTTACGCCGTTGCGCTTTATGAGCGCCCCCCCCTTGTCCCGTTTCGGGCCGCGCACCATCACCTTCGTCAGCTTGATCTCGGCCGTGCCGGCGGCCATCCGGTCGTAGCAAAATTGCGGCGCATCGAATTCCGGGCTGATGCGGATTGGCCGCGTACCTTCTTCGAATAACTGCGCGGCCATGGCGTCTCGCTTGACGCGCCACTCTTCCATCGTCAGCTCGCGTCGGACCTTGCCGTAGATCTCATAGCTCGGCAGCGCGCGCTCGGCGGCGGCCTTGCATGCCGCTTTACTGATGCCGAATACACAGAAGGCGCCCATGTCAGCCTCCTACTGGTGCTGAGGCGGCAGCCAGATTCGACAGGTCGCGCTGATGGGTTGCATCGATGTTGACGCCATCAAACACGCAGCCGTCAGCATGCGGTGAACCCTGCGGCCGTGCGCAGCTGACGCAGCGCGCCTCGACGTCACCGAACAATGCGGCGACCAGCGGGTCGCGCTGGAAGATGCCCAGCTGAGTCGCCTTGATGATCGTCGGCGTCAACTGTTCGGCGCGCGCGGCAAAGTCTTCGGCGCCCAGAATCCAGGTACGGCCGCGCGAGCCATGCTTGTTCGGGCCAAAGCGCACCTCGCCCAGTTCGCGCAATTCATACAGGCGCGCCTGTGTTGCTGCAGGTGACAAACCGATACGGTCTGCGACCTCACGTGTGGTAGCGCCGCGGTGCTCGGTCAGATCAGCAGTAATCGCGGCCCAAACGGCTTCGCTTTGCTCGTCGCGCCGGAGCTCGTTGCGGCCAGTGCGGAAGTTGGATATCGAGTGTGATAACATTGTGTCCTCTGTTTGAAGTTGTACCTAAGGCCCGCCCCACGCGGGCCTTTCCTATTTCTGGCCAGCCGCTTCGCGGGCCAGGCGCTCGTAGTGCTCCCGGGTCATCACGTGGCCCGGGTCAAACGTCCGGTCGATGGGCGCGGACTGCGTCGGTTGGTTTTGCGGCAGCTGGCTCATGCAGTCGGCGCCGCCAGCAAGGCCTTGATCTCCTGCAGCGAGACGCCGCAGTTTTCCATGATGCGAATCGTCAGCGACGCGCCAACTGGCAGGCGGTGGTGACGGATCTTGCTGATGACCGGCGGCGCCACTTCCAAGTGGCGCGACAGCGCGGCATCGTTCTTCAGCCCGCACTTCTCCAGCAGGTAGTCGATCAGCCGGTTCTGGTCCAGCGGTGGTGCAGTAGTGCTCATGCTTTTCTCCTTTCGGTGGGTGAATTATTTTTGGACCATGCCTTCCAGGCGGCCGACCATTTCGCTCAGCGAGCGGTTGACGCGGTACACAGCGGCCTTCACGCGCTCGATCTCGTGCCGCTCGACGACGCCATCGGCCAGCGTGGCGTGCACCTCGGCGCCGACGTCGCCGCTGGCGGACCAGACCTGCATCACCAGCTCCAGCACGGCCATGTCGGATGCGACGGTGCCGTCGTCGACGCGCACGCACACGAAGCCGTGGCTGCGCGCCAGGGCGTGCAGGACGGCGTGGTCGCCGGTGATGGCCATGATCCGGTCCGTGTCTTCGAGCGACGCAGTGTTCGAAGCGTTATTCGGATTGACCTTGTTACGCAGGACCTGCGCGGACATGCCAAGGCGCTGGGCCAGCGCTTCGCAGCCGCCGGCGAAGTCGTGAGCCGTCTTGTACAAGGTGTCGAGGAGGTTCATTGGCGAGCCCTTAAAACAAATGAGGTTATTGATAAAAAGAAATGTGATACTTGTTGAAACGTAATCTGGAGTGCTGATATGAAATTAATTCCTAAATGCAACAGCACGGGCGCGACGAAGCGCCGGGCTTCCTGGGGCGCCAGATCAGCTGGGCGGTCGGGGAATTACGACGGAGCCGTCGGGGACGGTGTCGAGGATGTGACAAGGGGACGCCGGCTGACGCCCCCCATGCCCTCTTTCTATGTGTTCTTCAGGTGCGGCTTGACTTTCGCAATCTAAAGAAGCAAACACATCTGGTTTTGCCAGACGCAAGAACATAAGTCGTGCCTTCGGAATTCCGAGGTGGCGCCAGTCCGACACTGAAGGCGGCTGTATTTCGCAAAGCCTCGCCACCTCGTTCGTACCACCGAGGGCATCGATTATCTGACCGGGAGTGATTTCTTTAGGCATGCCTTATTTTAGGCTTACCTAACGGATTTTTGCAAGCTGATTTTTACCCATGCCGAATTGAACAACTGTTAGGATTGCCTAATGAACTGGCACAAACGACTAACCTTGGCCCGAGAGGCTAAAGACATCAAGAAATCAGCTTTTGCAAAGCTGATTGGCGTATCCCCACCCACTGTCACAGATTGGGAAAATGGCAACACGAAGATGATCGAGGGCTCAAACCTGATGAAGGTCTGCTCCGCTCTTGGAGTTACGCCAGAATGGCTTTTACATGGTGCCGAATCAATCACTGATCTCATTCCAGGTGCAATGCGGGTCGTTGTGAGCGATGAGGCCGAGAGTAATGAATTCGAATATAAGATCCCGATGGTTCAGCTTAGATTGCAGGCAGGTGTAACAGGATTTCAGACCGAACCAGATCGTCGGGACGGTGGCACAATGGGGATATCAAAGAATTGGGCAGACAGGAAGGAATACAATCCTGCCAGGCTCATTGCAATCAGGGTCAAGGGGGAAAGTATGGAGCCGACCCTATATGAAGGCGACACAGTCGTGATAAATCTCGATGCCAAAAGCCCGGTAGACAACGGAATTTTCGCAGTGAACTATGACGGCGAAGCCGTAGTTAAAAGGATGTCGAGGGATATGGGGCAATGGTGGCTCATGTCTGACAATGCCGACCAACGTAAGTTTTACAGGCGCGCGTGTAAAGAGACTGAATGCATAATAATTGGCCGCGTTGTCAGGCGCGAAGGCGACCATTTTTAGGATCTGTATGAGCCTTATTATTTGCCGCGACTGCGGCAAAGAACACAGCGATACTGCAAAGGCATGCCCTACCTGCGGCGCCCGCCCCTTGAAGTCCAAAGTGTGGATGTGGTGCGTGCTTGCTTTACTAGCGGCGTTCATCGCGTTCGGCGCCCTATCCAAGCGTGCTGCGCCTCTCCTGGATGCCGCATCCCCTAACAAAAATGCACCGCCAGGATCCTCTGGTGAAATGCAGCGGCTGGTTGACCACGCAAAGGTTGACCAGTGCTGGCAAGATGCAGCCCATGCCCCCATATCCACACTCCAGTACGACCAGGCCACATGCAAGAACCTAGAAGACGAGTTCACGAAAAAATACAACACTCGCTTTTAGTCGCACCTCAAAAAATCTCGAATAAACGCCCCGCACCTAAAAATTAATTAGGCAAGCCGAACATTTTTATTGACTTTAAATTTAGGCATGCCTAAGATACTCCATCGACTCACCAACCGATGGAGAACAAGATGGCACCTGCCGCCGCAGTCCTGAGCATCACCGAAGAACGCACCTACAGCGCCAAGCTGGGTGACCGCACCATCACCGGCCTGGCCGTCTCGTCGGCGTGGGAAGGCTTCACCAAATACACCGACCGCGCCGGCCAGCACTTGATCGTGCTCGATGCCGACCAGCGCATCGTCACCGCATCCCCCGATCTGATTGCCCAGCTGGGCCTGAGCGCGTTCGCGCTGCGCCCCGAGTGCAACTTCTCCGGAGCCATCGGCGCGCCGTATGGCGGCGGCTACTTCACCGGCATCATCGTCGTCGAGGGCAAGCGCTACGCGCTGATCACGGCCGGCGCCGAGGGCGAACTGCGCGGCGCCTGGCATCCCGAGGCGCCGCGCCTCGAAGGCGCGCTCAGTCGATGCGACGGCAAGGACAATACGCTGGACATGGAAGAAAGCGATAGTCCGCTGGCTAACCAGGCTGCCGCACTGACCATCGGCGGCTTCACCGATTGGTACATCCCGAGCCGCGACGAGTTGGAAATGATGTACCGCGCCTTCAAGCCTACCGACCAGCGCAACTACGCCGACGGCGAGGACGGGCTCAATCCCAACAGCGATCCGGTCGGCCTGGCGTACGCAAAGGAATTCCCGCTGCAGACCACGGTCGAGAACTTCCGCGCCGGCGGCGCCGACGCACTGTCGCCCGCCTGGTACTGGTCCAGCACGCAGCACGCCTCCAACCCCTCTCTCGCGTGGGGCCAGTACTTCGGCGATGGCATCCAGGGCTTCATCCGCAAGTCGAACGAAGTCCGGGCGCGCGCTGTCCGCAGATTGCCCATTTAGTCCTTCATCAATTCAGTAAGCAGGCGCGCCGCGCCGATCCCCTTAACCACCAATGGAGCACACCATGAGCACTGCTGTCGCTGCTGCAATCGCATCCCCTGCCCCGGCATCCGCCGTGGCGATCCCGGCCGAGATCGGCGCGCCGTTCGCAGGCGGCTTCTTCACCGGCGTCTTCCAGATCGGCGGAAAGCGCTTCGCCCTGATCACGGCCGGCGCCGCCGGCGAGCTGCGCGGCAAGCTCCAGGCGCCAACCTCGATGGTCGAGGGCGCGCAGCACCGCGCTGACGGCCAGGCCAACACTGAAGCGCTGGCCGGCGCCGGCAGCGAGCTGGCGCGCGCGGCGATGGCGCTGACCATCAACGGCTATAGCGACTGGTACATCCCAAGCCGCGACGAGCAGGAGCTGCAGTACCGCGCCTTCAAGCCGACCGATGACGAAAATTACGCCGACGGTGAAGACGGCATCAACCCGAGCAGCGTGCCGGTAGGCGTGGCCTATGCCGACGAGATCCCCGCACAGACCACGCTGGATAACTTCCGCGAAGGCGGGGCCGATGCGTTCGAAGACTGGTGGTACTGGTCCAGCACGCAGCACGCCTCCTACCCCTCTGTCGCGTGGGTCCAGGGCTTCGACGTTGGCGGCCAGGGCTACGGCCGCAAGTCGAACGAAGGCCGGGCGCGCGCTGTCCGCAGATTGCCCATTTAGTCTTTCATCAATTTGATTCCCCGGCGCCGCCCGCGGCGCATCTGCCACCTGATGGAGACGTTCATGAAATATCTCATCACCGAGCGCACCGCCGACGGCATGCGCACCTACGCGGCAATCGGCGACATCGGTCTGTTGATCGATGCGGCCTACGACGCGGGCGCGCTGGGCGTGACCGCAATGGTGCAGCCGTGATTTGCTGGATCTATCTGCTGTACCGCGCGGCGCGGCGCCAGCTCGCGCGCCAGTCGTACCGCGCTAGCGTGCAGCGCAGCAGCCAGCTGCGGGCCGAGTACGACAGCATCGGCGCCGAATTGCTTCACGCGCTGCGGGCCCAGGTCGTCGCCGAGCAGCGCATGCGTCAAATTATCAGCCAACAATAATGAAAAGGACACGCCATGTCGTGGTTCAAAAATCTTCAGATTTACTGCCTGCCGAAAAACTGGGCGATGACCGCCGCCGACCTGATCGACGTGCTGGCGCCACACTGGTTCGTGCCGGCGGAAAGTAATGACCTGATGCGCCAGGGGTGGGTCCCGCCGCGCGACGGTGGCGACCTGGTGCACGCGGTCAACCGACAGATGTTGCTGCGCCTGAAAACCGAGAAGAAGCTGATGCCGGCGAAGGCGATCAATCAGCTGACAAGCAAGCGCGCAGAGGAAATGAAAGAGGCCCAGGGCTTCATGCCGGGAAAGAAGGCGATGAAGGAGCTGAAGGAGCGCATCGCTGACGAGCTGCTGCCGCGCGCGCTGAGCATCGCCGTGTCGACGGATGTCTGGATCGACCCGGTCAACGGCTGGCTGGTGGTCGATGCCGCCAGCCCGGCCAAGGCCGACGACGTCATCAAGCTGCTGCTGAAGGCGGTCGACAAGCTGCCGCTGGAAAGCCTGCGCGTGCAACGCTCGCCGGTGGGCGTGATGACCGAATGGCTGCAGGCCGACGACGCGCCGGCCGGCTTCACGGTCGACATGGACACCGAGCTGCGCGCCACCGGCGAGAGCAAGGCGGCCGTGCGCTACGTGCGCCACACGCTGGAGGCGGACGAAGTGCGCCGCCACATCGCCGCCGGCAAGCAGTGCACCCGCCTGGCCATGACCTGGGACAGCAAGATTTCCTTCGTCCTCACCGAATCGCTGGCGATCAAGGGCATCAAGCCGCTGGACGTCATCAGCGAGAAGGAATCAAGCACCAGGAACGACGACGAGCGTTTCGACGGCGACTTCATGCTGATGACCGGCGAACTGGCCAAGCTGATGGCCGGCGTGGTCGAAGCCCTGGGCGGGGAGGCAAAGGCATGAACCACGCAACCTTCATCGGCGCGCCAATGCGCCCGGACATCTTCACGCAGTCCGGCAACTACTTCAACTTCGTGACGCCGGCTGAATCCATCTTCGATATCGAGGATGTGGCGCACGCGCTGGCGCACGTGTGTCGCTTCACAGGCCATGTGCGCGAGTTTTACTCGGTAGCCCAGCACTCCGTGCTGGTCAGCTACGCGGTGGCGCCTGAGCACGCGCTGGCGGGCTTGCTGCACGATGCGGCCGAGGCCTTCATCGGCGACGTCTCGCGGCCCTTGAAGGCGCTGCTCCCCGACTACAAGGTGATCGAGAAGGCCGTCGAGCACGCCGTGCTGACCCGCTTCGGCGTCAACCCGATCATGCCCTCCGAAATCAAGCGGGCCGACATGGTTCTCCTCGCCACCGAGCAGCGCGACTTGATGCCGGCAGGCGCCGGCCAGTGGGCGTGCTTGGTTGGTATCGAGCCGCTGCCGGACCAGATCGTCCCGCTGGCGCCGCCGGCGGCGAAAGCCGCCTTCCTGCGCCGCTATTACGAACTGGTATCCCAGCGCTATGCCGGGATTCACGAAACCGAAGGAGGCGATTGTGACTAAGCCGAACGTGGAAAAGGACCACAACTCCCGCCGAACCGTGTGGATCGAGATTGTGCTGACCTACGGCCTGTTCATTGCGCTGGCAATCTGGAACTGGTGGTAGACCGATTTTGAAGTTGCAGCACCCAACACCGCCGCGCCCCAGGCCGGCGGCCCACTTACAACACGAAAGTAAATCATGACCGAAGAAGCGATTGCAGCGCTGGGCGTGCGCGAAGCCAAGGCGCAGTTCTTGGCGCAAAACCTGCGGGAGGGCGAGTTGTACGCCGGCCTGCTGCTGGGCAAAAACGGCGAGCCGGACATCCACCTGATCCTGCTGCCGGGCAAAGTCGAAGGCGTCAGCTGGGACAAGGCGAAGAAATTCGCCGTCGGCGCCGGCGGCGACCTGCCGACGCGCCGCGAGCAGTCTCTGTTGTTCGCCAACCTGAAGGAGGAGTTCGAGCCGCGCTGGTACTGGTCCGGCGAGCAGCGCGCCTCCGACCCCTCTAACGCGTGGGGCCAGAACTTCGACGATGGCTCCCAGGGCTACTACCACAAGTCGAACGAAGGCCGGGCGCGCGCTGTCCGCAGATTAATCATTCAGTAATTCAGTAATTTTCATGGCCCTCCATACCGAACTGCCGATCTACAAGCTGACCTACGAATTGATGTTGCTGGCCATGGAGCTGATCAAGAACATGCGCCGCGACTACAAGACCACGGTCGGCCAGAAGATCAACGCTGAATGCCTGGACCTATCGCTGCTCGTCTACAAGGCGAACTGTGCGCGGGACAAGGTGCCGCACCTGGACATGCTGCTGGAGCGCCTGCAGGTCACCGAGTTGCTGTTCCGGCTCGCGGTGGACTTGGGGCTGATCTCGAAGACGCAGTACGCCCAGGCCATCGGCATCACAGCAAAGATCGGGCGGCAGGCCGGTGGATGGCGCAAGCACTCCGCATCGTCGCCCGCTATGTGACCGTCAAGGCCGTCATGTCTGAGCGATTTTTAAATCTGGTCGTGCCGCTGGCTCACAAGGCCACCGCCATGCGCACCACAGGAACCAGCCGGCGGTGTCCGGCCAGGCCTGGCGCAGTTTTCCCGCTGATCGGCCGATGCCTTCGGCGGGATGACGTAGATAGCACGAATAGACGCAGCACGCCTCCAACCCCTCTAACGCGTGGAACCAGAACTTCAACGATGGCAACCAGAACTACAACCACAAGTCGAACGAAGGCCGGGCGCGCGCTGTCCGCAGATGAAAGCGATGTGATCCCTGCGGAATTTGATCTGCAGGAGCTGGTGGTCGCGTATTTCGACTGCCGGCGCAACAAACGCAACTCCAGGAGCGCCTTGCTGTTCGAGGAGCGCCTTGAGCGCAACCTGATCGACCTGCACGACGAGCTGGCGGACGGCTCGTACCAACCCGGGAAATCTATCTGCTTCGTCGTCACGCGCCCCAAGGCGCGCGAAGTCTGGGCGGCGGACTTCCGCGACCGTGTGGTGCACCACCTGCTGTACAACCGCATTTCACCGCGGTTCTACAGCAGCTTCATCGCCGACACTTGTGCCTGCATCCCGGGCCGCGGCACGCTGTACGCCGCCCAGCGGCTGGAGGCCAAAATCCGCAGCGCAAGCGAGAACTGGTCGAAGCCGCTGTGGTACCTCAAGTGCGACTTGGCGAACTTCTTCGTTGCGATCGACAAGCAGGTGCTGCACCGCCAAATTGCAGCGCGCGTCAATGAGCCGTGGTGGATGCAGCTGGCCAGCACCATCCTGCACCACGACCCGCGCCAGGACTACGAGCTGCGTGGCGCACCGGAACTGCTCGACCGCGTGCCGGCCCACAAACGCCTGACCAACCAGCCGGCACACTGCGGCCTACCCATCGGGAACCTGTCGTCGCAGTTCTTCGCCAATATCTACCTGGACGCGCTCGACCAGTTTGCCAAGCACCAGGTGCGGGCGCGGCACTACGTGCGCTACGTCGACGACTTCGTGCTGCTGCACGAATCCCCGCAGTGGCTGGGCGCCGCGCTGGCGCGCATCGATGCCTTTCTGCCTGATCGGCTACACGCCCGCCTGAACCCATCCAAGACGATTCTGCAGCCGGTCGCGCGCGGAGTTGACTTCGTTGGACATGTGGTGCGGCCTTGGAACACACGCACCCGGCGCCGCACCGTCAACGAAGCAGTCAACCGTATCGCCGGCATCGATGCTGCTGACGTCTACACCTCGGCCAACAGCTACTTCGGCCTGCTGCGCCAGTCCGGGAGCAGTCATCACGACCGAGCCCGCCTGGCGCGCGCCGTGCTGCGGCGCGGCCACAGCGTCAACAAGGCGCTGACGAAAACCTATAGGAGGCGCAATGGGAGCGAGTGAACCACGTATGAGCGTCTCGGAGCATGCAACGGCCGAGGCATTCAAGCACGACCAGATGCTGCTGCGGGCCATCTACAAGGCGCAGCGCGTGCTCTACAACGGGAAGTATTGCTTCGTCCAGCTGATGCGGGTCGGCCTGTCCGGCGGCGGCGTGGAGACCACGGTTTATCTCGCCGGCAGCCCCGAGCCGGTGCCGGCCAGCGCGATCACGCTGGCGCCTGAAATCAACTAGTTGTCAGCAAAGGCACATATGAGTACCTTTTTAACGCTCGACGAAGTGGCTACCCTGACCGGGCGCCGCGTCAAATCAAAGCAGGTTGAGCAACTGCGTACAATGGGGATAGCCTTCTGGGTGAATGCGATCGGGCGGCCGGTGGTGACCGTGGCGGCCGTCGAGGGTCGCCGTGAAGCGCCGCCGCCAAAAACATGGGTACAGCCGAGAGTGAATCATGGGTCGAAAGCCAACCGTTAATTTGAATCTCCCGCCCCACATGCGCAAACGCATCTTTGGCGGGAAGACCTACTACTACCTGCGCAGCACGGTGGACGGGAAGCGCAAGGAGGTGCCATTGGGCAGCGACTTCATTCTGGCGCTGCGCAAGTACGCCGATCTGAATGTCATAGATGCGCCCCACCGGTGCGCCACCTTCGCCGACGTCCAGAAGAAATACATGACCGATGCGGTGCCGAAGCTGGCCAGCAGCACGGCGCGCATGTATGCATCCGACATCAAGCACCTGATGGCGTCTTTCCAGGACGCGCCGCTGGACCAGATCAAGCCGATGAACATCAGAATGTTCCTCGACGATCACGCCGACAAGCCGACTACCGCCAACAGGTGCAAGCGCCTGTTCTCGACCATGTGGAACCAGGCGCGCGGCTGGGGCTATACCGATCTTCCCAACCCCTGCGAGGGTATCAGGGGGCATGCGCTCGCCAAGCGCACGGTCTACATCACGGACGCGATGTACGCGGCCGTCTATGCGCAGGCCAGCGCGCCGCTGCGCGACGCCATGGATCTGGCCTACCTCACCGGCCAGCGGCCCGCCGACACGCTGCGCATGACCGAGCACGACATCATCGACGGGCACCTCATTGTGACCCAGGCGAAGACGCAACAGCCGCTGCGAATTATCCTTGCCGGCAAGCTGGCCGAGCTGGTCGAGCGCATCCGCGCGCGCAAAGCGACACACAAGATCGTCACCGGCGCGCTGCTGACGAACACCAACGGAAAGCGCCTTACGGCACCCGTGCTGCGCAATCACTTCGACGCTGCGCGCAAGGCGGCAGCCAAAGCCTCGCCGGCGATGAAGAAAGCGATCGAGGGATTCCACTTCTACGATCTACGCGCCAAGGCAGCTGATGACACGAGTGACATGCGCGGCGACCAGGCAGCGAGTGATCTACTAGGGCATGACAGCGTCAAGACGACGCAGCGCCATTACTTGCGACGAGGGAAAATTGTTGGGTCTACCAAATAAATTATGGGCCTATCAGAACTTGCACCCCGCGCCACGTTGTTTTTGGTAAAAAAGCCATCAAAGTCGGGTGATAGTCATCAATATACTTGTAATGTGTGACGCCCGTCACAACCAAACCATTGTATATACGCGCAGAATGAGGTATCGTTCTTGTCCGCCCGGGCTTGAGCTCGTGCTACGGCGCTTATGTGTGATCCATGACACATTATGTTACCTTTTCCGCTTTGAAGAACGGCAAAAAGCCGCCATAGTGTATATACGAGAGTCGGAGTAACGATGCGAATTAGCGACAAGATCAAACAAAAACTTGCCGAAAGAAACATTTCTCGCCTAGAGCTTGAGCAATGTTTTTGCAATATCGAAGGCAAGTACCTAGAGGACATTCGGGCCGAGCACAAGACCAACCCAACTACCAAATGGTTTGTATCCGAAACCGATAAGGGACGAAGGCTGAAGGTTATGTTTGTCCCAGAAAAAGATGGCATCGACATTAAGTCGGCATATGAAGCCACCGAAGAGATTTACCGAATTTATAGGAAGTACGCGCACTGCTAAGGGAGTAATAAAATGACCGATACCAACATTAGGATTGAAGACACGATCGAAGCTTGGGAAAGCGGGCAACTTGGAAACGACGAGGCGTTTGTTCGACCTGTTTCCGCTGAAGTTCAGACCAGCATCGATGACTCGATGGGACTGCAGGCGATCTCTATCCGCCTTCCAAAAGATCTGATTGAGCAATTTAAACTTATCGCCAAAATTCACGGCATGGGCTATCAACCACTGATGCGCGAAGCTTTGAAGCGCTTTGCCGTCTCCGAACAGAAAATTCTGCTTGCTCAGATCGCAAATAGCGAGAAGAAAGAGCTGTCGGTGGATGGCAAGCAAAAGGTGGAGATCGAACTGGATCTGCTCCTTGAGCGGAGGGCTGCATAA